ATTGATGATTCGATGCTTGAAATCTACAATCAAATTACCATCACAGACGCTCTTGCTACAATTGGATTGACCTATACTGATGAAGGTAAGACAGGTGAACTCATCAAATCCCGCAGACTTGAGGATGTCGCCTATCTAAAACGAACATTTGTTCGAGATGCAGATGGATATTTTCAGGGCCCACTTAACCTAGAAGTGTGCCAAGAAATGCCCAATTGGATCAAAACAAAATCTGGAACTGCCCGTGAATCTACATTTGAAAACGCTCTAGCGTCAATAAAAGAAATGTATTTCCATGGCCCAGAAATGTTTAATCGAGCAAAAACGACCCTGACTACTGCACTCCGAAATTCCGCTATATATGAACGACTTCCTGAGTACTCCGAACTAGAAAGTGAGTATGCAAGTGCTTACTTCTAGTCCCTAAAATCCTATACTGCAGCTTTGTAGATATCTCAAAACTACAAAGTGATGATCTTATAGGTGCTTCTCCACTCTACTCGCCTGAAAGGAGAAGCCAAGACGTGTGCTATTTAGCACAGGTGCGTCTTTAAATAAACCTAGAGTTGGAATGTTGCATTGAACCGTGCACTTCTGGAAAAATAAACTGGCTCGCTAATACCCTTCAAGAAACAACCCTGAACGTAAACCCTTCCCAGACGACCGATCTTTCTACCGATGTTGAAGCTATCCCTGACCTTGTTCCGTTGGCTTCTACTCTCGAGTCGAAATCTAATACCAATACCGCTCCTCATTCTCTGACCGAAATGCTCGAACGATTTGTTGTTGTTGATACTTTGAAATGGACCTCCACCTCGACGATCCTCCCAATGCATCTGACACAAGAATCGTATGTTAGTAATGGACAGAAGAAGATTGCAAGTTATTTACTTCCTCAATCCCTCCTTGAAAAATCCAATCTCTTGCGCCAGAAGCTTAATAACTTTATGTTAATGAAGGCGGATGTGGAAATTGACCTCAAGGTGAATGCTAACCCTTTCCAACAGGGCGCACTCATCATGGCGTATTTCCCACGTTCACTCCAGACATCTAAGTTTAGAGCTGAAGGCAGCGAGTTTTTGGCTGCAGTTACATCCG